ATAGAAACGAAAACAAACAAGATTAAAAGAATTCTCTTCATTTTTGTGTTTATTGTTTTTTATTTTTTTATAAATTGTAAAAAATTGTGACTTATATATATTTTAAAATATATCAAAAGTTTTGTATATTTTGGAAAAACTTTACATATTTACAATAATATATAAAATAAAAACCAACTATGATTCCAACTGGATATTTTGATACAGGAGACAAGTTGAGTAAAGTTACAGAGGATGGATTGAGAATTAATTTGTATGATAATGGTATTGTTACTAATCAACAACCATATCAATCACACACGGATTATTCTAATAATATCCCTAATAATTTCTCAACTTTGAGTCAAAAGGAGTTTAGTGATTATACTTTTAATTTATTCAAAGCGAAATAAATTATGGTTGTAATCTGTAATACCTTGTAAATCATATAGTTATAATATGATTTAGGATTCCTTAGGTATTTTCTATAAAATTTTTATTTTACACAAAATTGTTGTATCTTTGTATAACTAAAATTATTGTGTAAACTTTTTTATTATATTTATATAAATATTAAAAATATGCCGAAATCAAGAAATAGGAAGAAAAAAGATTATTTAGTGACAAAGAACAATCATTTATTGATAAAAGATGATAAAGAAATCATTATTAAAAAAGTGGTTTCAAAAAATGAAGATATGAAAAGAATAAAAGATATTATTCCTCATATTGAAAAATTTCAGAATTTTGAAGATTTGATTGATTTTGTTTCCAATGAGATTGCCAAAACACAAAATGGAGATTATAACCTTCAATCAATTAAAGGAAATGTATATGAAGCTATTGGTCAGTTAATTGTGTTTATGAAATCTTCAGATTTTGGTAAAGTGGAATATTATGAGGGTAATATAAATAAGGATTCCATTGTTAGAATAAATTCATTAAAACAAATTTTATATACTAAGATTCAATCTGGTAATGCATCTGGATTTTCTGATTTACATTTTAAGAAAGATGATCAGTGGTACATTTCAACAAGTAAATATTTCGTTTCAAATAATAAAAAGTTAACAGATTATGATTTGTTAAAATTAGATGGTATAACCTCTAATATTGATGAATTGTCAGATGCTAAATATCTTGTATTTGTAAAAAATAAAAAAGACTTTGTTAACACATTTAACTCAGCTAATAGTTCATCTACTGATATTTATAAAAATAGAATAGATTTAGAAAAATTTGTTTTTGGTTTAGAAGAAATTCAACCCTGGTACGAGAATTTGAGAAATTTGATTATAGATAATAAGTTTGATCTAGATTATATTGATTCGGAGTATATTGATACCGATAGAGTACCATATACACCATTTTATAATCAAAGTCTTGCTATCACTTGGTTATTGAATGAGATTTATAATTCAAAAATAGGTAAAAGAAAAAGAAAACTTCTTTTAGATGTGTTACAAGGACAAGGTAAGACATTTATTATTTTTGGTTTAATGATTGAAAATATTAGAAAAGGAAGAGATTGGAATTATATTTTAACTACTAATAGACCTTCATTGTTTCATCAATGGTCTGAACCAATTTATCAATTTCTTGGTCTTGAAAGAATGAAAGTCATTGATTATTTAAGAGATCGTGATAAATATACTGATGAAGAGTGGAATAAAATGATTGAAGAAGGTAATAATTTTATTTTATTATCTATTCAAGCAGCAAGAAATATTATGAATGAGAAATATTCAGATATCAGGAATATTGAATTTGATATGGAAATCCGTGATGAATCACAAGAAGCGTCTGAAACAAAACTTTCTCTTGAAAAATTAGAACACATAAATTCAAATATTAAAGTGTTTCTTAGTGGAACACCACAAAAAAATATTTATTATCAGGCTATATCAGGGTATTTTGATAGTATGTTTCATTGGAATATGATGGACTTGTTTAATGTTATTAAGACCGGTTATCATAAAGGAATTAAAGTTGATAAGAGAAGTTTGGATTGGTATAGAGAACTGCCTGGTTTAGGATATTTTATTGATGAATGGGATGAAGAATTTGTTAAAAAATTACACGAATCAGGATATCCAAAAGAATTATATCCAACGCCACAAAAAGTTTTTGAAGTTAAAAATGGTAAATTTGTTTATGAATCAGCTATTGAATATTGGATTGAAAAACAATTAGGGGATTCTTTAATGAAAACTGGCTGGTTATTTGATAAAAATTATATTAAAGGAACAACAATCATAACTTTTGATAATAAAGAACAACAAACACAATTCAAAAAATTATTAGATAAGACAATAAACGGATTTTCAAAAACATTTGAAGTTCATATAATTAATAGTGCTGAGTATTCTTCAAAAGAATTGAGGAATATTAAGAATTTACCTTATGGTTCTGATGGTAGAATTTTACTCATTGTTGATCAGTTAAGAGTAGGTACAAATATTAAAGGTAAAAGTACAAAAGATTTAAAAGATGATCTTGATGCTCATACTATTATAAAATTGGATAGTAAAAGTTCATATCCTATAAATTTTCAAACAGATGGTAGACTATTAAGAAAATATAATGGATATTTTGGTAAAAAAACAAAGGTAAGAGTTATTGACCCCTGGGTTTACAGAGGATATAATTGTTACAATAATATAATTTTATCAAATATAAAAAGAGGTGATGATGTTGAAAAAACTACATTTGAAATGTTAAAGTCATTATCATTTTATCATAATGGTACAAGAATATCAGATTCAACTGAAGAATGGATTGAAATGTTAACAAGATATACTGATTCTGATTATTATAATCAGGATAAAGCGTCTATGAAATTTAAAAGTACTTGGAATATCAGTGAATCAATTGAACATTTTGATTTGGTTAAGTTATTACCAACAAGTGGTGATATTAAAGGTGATAACAAGGAAGATGGGGTTGGTGATAAGGATAAAAAAGGTAAATCAAAAAAAATCACAAGTAAGGGCGAGGGTAAAAGTGAAGAAGAAAAATTATCACTAGAAGAAATTAAAAGCCGTATAAAAACTGTTTATAATTCGTTGTTCTATTTGCCTTTTTTAACCAAATTTGAATATAAGAATATACATAATATATTAAACAACCTACATAAGAATTTTATATATATTAAAGGTAAGAAGTATAATGCGAAATCTTTTTATGAGAAACATATTTTAGGATGTAGTATTAGTATTTTCCGACAACTTTTAGATGAAAAATGCCTAAATGAAAGCGGAATTAATAATTATCTAAACAATTTTAGTGATGATTATGAAAAAATAAATGAAGATAAATTGAGTATCGTTGAAAGACTCGAAAGTATTTATAATCTTATTGATGAATATCGTTCAATATCTACAATAGAAAAGAAGAAATATGGAGAGGTATTTAGCCCGTTTGAACTTATTCAAGAAATGCTAGATACATTACCAAAAGAAGTTTGGTCTGATTCAAATTTGAAATGGCTAGATCCTGCAAATGGTGTTGGTAATTTTCCCATTATTATAATAATGAGATTGATGGATGGATTAAAAGATAAAATTGAAGATGAAGAAAAGAGATATAAACATATCGTTGAAAAAATGATTTATGTTTGTGATATTCAACCAAAGAATAATTTCATTTTTACACAGTTATTTGGTGGTATTAATAAAAAAGAATATAATTTAAATATTTATCAATATTCATTTTTGGATAAAGGGGGATTTGATAAACATATGAAAGAAGTTTGGTGTTTAGATAAATTTGATATTATTGTTGGTAATCCGCCGTATAACAATGGTACTCAAAGCGTTTCAGAAGTTTTATGGATTAAATTTATTAAAAAATCAATAAAAAATTCAGAATTAGTTTTGTTGGTTACACCAAAAACTTGGTGTAATTTAAATGAAAACTCCTTTGATAAAGAATTATATCATATATTCAAATATTTTTTAAAGTATGCTAATATTTCAAATTGTATAGCAAAAGAACATTTCAAAGGTGTCGGATCAACATTTTCTTATTATGTTTTAGATACGAAGAAAAAAAATCATATTTTTGAATTAAAAACAGATAATGGTGTTTTTGTCTTAGATTATAATAAAATAATGTTTGTCCCACAAATATTCAATGAACTTACTTCGTCAATATTGAAAAAAACTCTTTTTTCTGATAATAAAAAAATAAGTGGAATTTTCAAAGAAATAACTGGATATCGCAAAGGAGGAAAATATATTAAAGAAGATGGTAATTTTAAAGTAAGTAATACATCATCTCAATATTCTAAAAATAATTGGTTATTTACTGATAACCAACAAGATATTATGACCAAACCAAAAGTTATATTTTCTGATAGTGGTTATAATAAACCATATTATGATAACGGTGAGATAAATCTTGGTCATCATTCAAGAGCTTTTTTTGTTAAAAATGAAGAGGAATCCAAAAAACTAATTAATTTTTTAAATAGTGATTTGGTTAAATTTTTATCTATGTTAATGGTTTCAACTGGTAGTTGTGTTGGATTTGAACGATTTGTTAATTTAATACCAAATGATTATGAAGGTATTAAATTAACAGAAGAAGAAATAAAATTTATTGAAAAAATAGTGAAATAAAAATAAAGTTATGATTAATAATCCAATAAGACAATTACAGATACCAAATTTAATAAATAAAGATATTTTAGAAGATATTATTTTTAATGATAATATGAAAATTTTATTTGAATATGAATTTGATGAATTATCAATTAATATATTAAGATTAGAAATCTATGATTTTTTGAATAATAATCCATCTAAATATTCATTTCCACCCACATTAAAATACATAGAAACTAAGACACCATTAAATATTATAAAAGACACATTAGAATCAAAAATAATAGATGCTATAGAAAATAACACATTTAGATTATTAGATAATCATATAACTATTAATGAAAAAAACACTGTTGTTATTGATTGTAATATTGAAAAAATAAAAAAACAATGACATTATCAACCTACTACAATCAAATTCTAGAGAAGTACACTGAAAAACAATATAAGTTATTGAAATTCAATTAATGAATTCGGTATTTTCTGGACTTATCTTTGATAATATTATCTCAGATATCTTTTTAACATCAGGGCTTATTGAAGACTTTTCTTCGTATAGTTTTAAATATTTCATGTACTTTTATTATCTTTTGGTTTAATTTCTAAAAAAACACCACCATTACCACCTTCAGAATAAACATTAATAGGATATTCTTCACCATCATTATTAATTAAAAATAATTCACCCGATAGTTCCATTACACCTTCGTAATCATCCATATATTGATATCTGATTTTCAAATTACTACCAACCTCTAATCCGTCATCGTTATATTCAATACCCGCACTCTCACCACCAGTATCTTCACCGGGTGTTATCATATAATCCTCAGTTTCAATCCCATAGAATAAGACTTGATATTCTTTACTCTTATCAATTCTTGTTATTCTACCTAGATTGATAATATGATCATCAACAGGATTTTCTTCCCATTGTATATCAAAATCTTCCATTTCTTCAAAAAGTTTAATGTATCTCATAATCTAGTTTATCTTTTTTTAATTTCATTAATAATTCATAATTATCTTCTGTTATAAATTTAACATCTCCATCCTTTATTATTCCGAGTTCTATTAGTTTATCCCAAGTAATGAATTCTGTATTACCACAGAGTCTAATTCTTCTTTTTCCACTTTTTATATCATCTACCTCTTTATTAGTTAAAATAGCATTCTTAGACATATTTAATGAATAAGACCAATCAAATTCTTTATCATTATCTAATAATGTTACAATATTTTTCCTAAGTACTAATTTACCAATTAATGAACTAGATTCAACACCACCATCATACTTAAAGATAATTATATCGCCATCACTTATATCATTATCTTCCTCTTCCCATTCAAAATCATTCTCATCAAAATCTATCTTTTCAAAAAGTTTAATATATTTCATAAGTTTATTTATTTTTTTATATTAATATAATCATCTACAATATCTTTAATTTTTTTCATTTCTCCTTTTTCATCCATAAAAGGTCTCGCGTTACCAGTTATGAATCCATTATCTTCCAACCAATTAAAAAAATTCAATAATTCCTCTTTTGTATTATTATCTGGATCTTTTTCTTCCCAGTCAAAATCATTATCAATATCAATTTCTTCAAAAAGTTTAATATATTTCATAAATCTATATATAAATTTCTATTTATTAATTTTTGGGTCAGCGATTTACGGGAGTGATCTCCAGATTTTCAAAATATTCATCTAATAATTTTTTGGAAAAGTATATATCTTTTTTATCATAACTAATACTTTGTATAATATACAAATCATCATTATATTCAATTTTAATTATTTTATATTTTTGATTTACATTAACAAACATTGTTGGTTTTTTACAAATAAGAATATCACCAATCTTATAATCAGGTTCTTCTTCCAACCAATCAAAATCATCAAAATCTATTTCTTCAAATACCTTCGGATTCACATTCGTGAATAATTTTAAATATTTCATAATATTTCTTTATTTTAATATAAACTATCAATATTGTCTTCTGTTACAAATTTAACATCATCACTATTAAATAACTTAAGGTCTAATAAATCACTCCATCTTATTCTAATTGGATTACCCGCGAGTCTAATAGTTTTTTTATCACTTTTTATATCCTCTACATCTTTTTCTGTAAAAAATTTCTTATCTATAGCGTAATCAATTGATATTTTCCAATCAAATTTGTTATCATCTGATGATAGTAATAATAATTTTTCCCTATTTAAAATCTTACCGATTAATGCTTCATTTTGTTCAGAACGATCATATCTAAAAATAATTATGTCATCAATATTTATATCATTATCCTCTATCCACTCAAAATCTTCTTCATCAAAATCAATACTTTCAGATATTTTATTTTTTGGATATACCCACATATAATTCATATGAACTAATTCTCCAGCATCTTCTTCACCCATTCTAAGTATTGGTATTGAAAAAACAAACCAGTTTTGTCTATCTTCTTTTTCAAAAAATTCTTTCATTGAAACTGGTGCAGCTAACATTGTACGATGTTTAATAGACTCTTCATCATAAAAATGGTTTACCCATTCTTCTAGATAATTATTTTCTATTAAAAATTCTTTAAAATCTTGTGGAATATCATCATATGAATCTTCTTCCATCCAATCAAAATCATTTTCATCAAAATTTATTTCCTCTAATAATTTTAAATATTTCATTTTATTATTTTAAAATATTTTTTAAAATATGGGCATATGCTATCTTCTTTAAATGAAAAAAGTATATTATTTACTTTTACATAATTGGCAAATTCAATACCCATATATTTTTCTCCAGCTCTAATAGATCCTTCTGGATCACCATATATTTTATCTATTTTATAAAATTCACCTTTCTTACAAGACTTAAATGTTATTATACATTCTATCTTAGTGTTATATAAATCTAATAATGAATTAGGCTCTTCCTCTTCCCAATCAAAGTCATCAAAATCAATCTCTTCAAATAATTTAATATATCTCATTTTTTTACTAAATTTTTAAGTGATTCAAAATTATCTTTTGTAAGAAATTTAATTTCATTTTCGTCAATTATTCTTTGTTTTAATAATTCATCCCATCTTGTATATTTTTCTACTCCACACAATCTTATCCTCAAACCATTTTTTACTTCAGATATTTTTTTATTACTAATAATGCCGTTAATGCCGTATTTAGTGATTAAAGAAATTGGGCTTATAATACCAAATGCCATATCATCCTGGAGTAATCTTATATTATACGATTGAATCTTTCCAATTAATACACTATCATAATAATTAAATATTAATATATCACCATCGTTTATTTCATTTGGCTCTTCTTCCTCCCAATCAAAGTCATCAAAATCAATCTCCTCAAAAAGTTTAATATATTTCATATTATTTCAACTTCATTTTCACTTATACCAAGTTCTTTTATTATATCAGATAGTTTACTTCTACCTAGAGTCACTTTATCTCTTATATTATAAATTATTTCTTCACCAGTCCAGTGTCTAGATAATATCTCTTTTTTGCATGGAAATTCACGATCTGAGAATTTTAGTTTTCCATTATCTCTATACATAGAGTACATTTTTCCATTTTCTAATTTACAAAAAAATCCATGGTTATCATTAGGATGTGGGAATACAACATAACCTTTTTCTAGTTCATCCTCTTCCCAATCAAAGTCATCAAAATCTATTGATTCATTAGTTATTAATGTCATATTCCAAGGTGTTACCCATAATTCTATTGAATCTATGTAATATATTAATCCTTCGTAATTTTTACAGTCTTCTTCATTACCGTGTTTCATATCCCTGAAACATGTATCACCTCTAATTAAAATTCCTTTTGTTATTTTTACTATTGTTCCATTTTTATTTTCAAAACTATAACCAGAAATATTTCCATTAATTATAACCTTATCACCTACTTCAAATTTAATAGGTTCTTCTTCATCCATCCAATCAAAGTCATTTTCATCAAAATCTATTTCCTCATATAATTTCAAATATCTCATAACCAATCTTTTAATTCTCCCATATATTCATATACATTGTCTATGTAAAATTCATAACCAAATTTTGACATAGGATTAAAACCACAATATGATATTTTACCCTTATCTATTTTTACATTAAGGTATATAGATGCACCTTTATTTTTTAATATTTTATAAATACGATAATGTTTTTCTTTGTCTAATTTTTTCATAATATTTTCAAAATCCTCAAATTTAACAAGGAAAAAATACCATCCATCTTCTAAATTTTCAATATGGTTTTCTTCCATCCATTCAAAGTCATCAAAGTTTATATTCTCATTCACGTTCTCATTGATTACTATTAAATCTTTCTTTGGGTATCCATCTTCATATTCATTATCCCATTTTACAGTAACACTAAATATTCCATTTTTGGTGACAGTACCATCTGTCGGGTGGCCATTAAGATGTGATCCCCAAATAATAGGTTTAAAATCACTTAAACACTGATAATAATATCTAGAATCTCTTTTCATCCTAACTCTTGTTCCAATATTATTACCTTTAATAGACGATAATTCTATTGGTTCAGATGGATCTTCATCTTCCCAGTCAAAGTCATTCTCATCAAAATCTATATTTTCAAATCTTTTTATTTTCATATTAAATCATCTATTTCACCTAGATATTCGTAATCTAGTTTAATATAATATTTATACCCATTTTCATCAGGCATCCATCCATAACTACTATGTTTTCCATTCATACTTACTATACTAATAAAAAAGAAGTCTTTACATTTTATTTTTATATTCTTATTTGAAAATGGATTTAAACCATTGATATCTTTTCTAAATTTATCAAATACTTTTCTGTAATAAAAAATATCCTTACCCATTGGTACTTTAATAAAATATTTACCATCTGGTAAATCATAGATATCTCTTTCTTCTTCCCAGTCCCAATCATTCTCATCAAAATCTAATTCTTCAAAAAGATTATCATTGTCATGACCATCATCATCATATAATACAACAATTTTATCACTCATATATATTTCTGTTTCACCATCAACATCAAGATTTAAAAAAATTATAACCTTTTGTTCACTCTCAACATTTCTTTGATATCCTTTGTCTACTCTTAGGCATTTTTGATTACAAATAACAACCTTATCATTTCTATCTATTATTCTAATATGTTTGTCTAAAATATTTTCATTTAACCATTTCACACACTCATCTAGATTACCTAAATGATTATACAAATTTCTAATTTTAATATTTCTAAAATCAATATCAGGGTCTTCTTCTTCATAATCCCAATCATCAAAATCTATTTTTTCAAATAATTTAATATATTTCATGGTCTCCATATAATTTTAGTTTTAAATTCATTATCCAAAAGACGATATAATGTATTTTCAGTTTCTTCAATATAATCCTCTTCATTTTTGTAGAATTTTATTTTTTTACCATCACCTCGTCTTTCAAAAAGTATTATTATATAATTCTCCCAAGATTTCTCTAGATTTTTATCTTCATAATCAACTTCTCTACCACTAGACCATTTTATATTATTTCTATTTAAAAAATCAACAAAATCTTTCCATAATTTTTTAGGCACTTTTATACTAAATGTCTCAATATCACTTCTTTTTATTCCATTATCTATTAATTTTAAAAATTTCTTATCATCAACATCTGGTTTTGGGTCATCTTCTTCCCATTCCCAATCATTTTCAAAATCTAATTCTTCAAATCTTTTTATCACAATCTTAATTTATTACTTTTTGAAATCCAACATAAGCGCCGTTAGTCTGCATCATATGAATGTTACAACGACCCTTCAATTGTTTTCGTATTGATAATTGGGCCGCACTTTGGGTTTCACCTATGACTACAACCACATTATATTTACTATCACCTTTGAAAAAACTATCTATTGGTAAATTACCTGGTAGATTTTTTAGCTTCTTCGCCATTTTTAAAGCCTCTTTACCATCAATTGATTTTACTTGATTGTATTGTTTCTTTTGTATCATTTCTATACCAATATTATCACCACTAGATACACCTTTGGCAAATGTTGGAGATCCAACTAACAAACTAGCTCCAAGAGCCACACCAGTTATTGCTGTTTTCCAACCCTCGTTTTCTTCTTCAAAATTAAAAAATTCTTCATATGTTTTTAAATTTTCCATATTTTTATAATTATTTTTATGGTTCCATTTCAATCTTAGTTTTCATCCCAAATATCATAATTTTCAAATAATTTTATATATCTCATTAGTAATATTTTATATTTTCAATATCAACTCTAATTTTATCACAGATGTTTTTTAATTTATCTATATGAGAACTTCTATTACGAACATATGATATATTCATATTTTCAGTAATTTCTTTATATTTATCTCCTTTAATTAGTTTATCTATCTCAAAAAAGACAAAATCATTAAATCTTAATTTTCCTAGATCTAGGTCGTAAAATAAAATATGCATTTTATCTCCAACTAAACTACCTAGAAAATAAGAACCATCGTTTCTTGGATGGTAAAAAACATATATGTTAGAATATAAATCTTCTTCCTCTTCAAATTCTTCATAATCCCAATCATCAAAATCTATTTCCTCAAATAATTTAATATATTTCACCCAAAGACATTATTTTTATATATATATATTAAAAATGAAAAACACTTTATGAAAATTTTAGTCGCTTGTGAAGAAAGTCAAACAATAACAAAAGAACTTAGAAAGAAAGGACACGAAGCGTATAGTTGTGATATATTACAATGTAGTGGTGGTCATCCAGAGTGGCATATATGTGATGATGTGACAAATCATTTAGATGAGAACTGGGACGCGATGATAGCACATCCAGAATGTACATACTTAACTGTTACAGGAAATAAATGGTATTTTCATCCTGATGATAAACATTTACCATTAAATGAAAGAAGACCACATCCTAATTTTCCAAATAGAAAGAAAGATAGATACGAAGCGATAGGATTTTTTATGTTTCTCGCGAACGCACCGATATCTCGTATAGCGATTGAAAACCCAGTTGGAATAATGAACACAATTTGGAGAAAACCAGACCAAATAATTCAACCCTATGAATTTGGTGATCCTCACGCTAAAAAAACTTGTTTATGGTTAAAAGGATTACCAAAATTAGTTCCTACCAATATAGTTGAACCTGAGTATGTTACATTCAAAAGTGGAAAAAGAATGGCAAAATGGTATACGGACGCGGTTAATCTTCCACGAAAAGAAAGAGCGAAATTAAGGAGTAAAACTTTTCAAGGTATCGCGGAAGCGATGGTGGATCAATGGTTTTAAAGTTTTTTCCATTTTTCGTAAGCTGATAATAATGAATTATGTATCTTGGTAGCTTCTCTAACAACCTTTTCGGTTTTCTTTAATTTTATAGAATAACCCTCTTCCTCTGTTCTATTATTTAAGTTTATTCTATCAGCTCTTAAAAATATAGCCATATCAGGTTTTGTTAATTTCATATCCAACGCTTTCTGTTTAGCGGTTTCACGATCAGGAGCTAAAATATACCCAATTATATCATAATCTCTTCCAATCGCTACCGTATAGATGTATTGTGGTCTATCATCTTTGATATCCTCATCTTCCCAAAAATCATCATTTATTTCAATATCTTCAAATATTTTCGGATGATTTAAATCTTTTATCATATAATCTCCATTATCCGTTGGATAATATTTAAATCCAGCCTTTGTATAAAATTTTATCAATGTTTTTGTTTCTGTGTCTTTATCAGAGGATTCTAAAATGATGAACTTTTTATTTTCTTCTATAGATAATTTAATAATTTCTTTTAAAAAGTATTCTCCATACCCCATTTTTCTATATTCTGGATCTATCTTCATATATCCCAATTCTAATCCATTTTCTATATCTATATCTAAATTATATTTTTCAAAAACCTCTTTAAATCTCCAAATTTTTCCAAAATTTCCAACATTAGATAAAAAAGCATATCCTATTTTTTTATTATCTAAATAAAGTTTACAAGTCTTACCATCATATGTCATTTGTATATCCTCTTCCCAAAAATCATCATTAATATCAACATCTTCAAAAAGTTTAATATGTTTCATAATTTGTATATAGTAAAAAACCATTTTTAAAAATTACTATATAACAATAAATAACAATAAATAGTAATGAAGAAAACAAAAACATTTACAATAGATGAAAATTTGTTAGAGGAGTTTATTGAAATATCAAAAAAGAAATCAATAAATAAATCATTATTTATTGAAAATTCAATACGGGATTTCATTGAAAAATATAAAAATGAAAATGATTTTAACAGAGAAGGTAAAGGTTAATATATCTTTTAATAATAAAGAACATTATTCCAAATATTTTGATAATTTGAAAATTGGTAATCAAATAGAAATATCACCAGATGAACTTTCAAAAAATAGTCATTTAAAGATATTGGTAATGTGTGATATTTGTAAAGAAGAAAAATTTATTCCATATAGAGAATATCTTCAAAGTTTTGATAATGGAAATTATTATTCTTGTAGAAAATGCAATAAAGATAAATTTAGAAATACTTGCATAGAGAGATATGGTGTTAATCACCCATTGAAAAACAAAGAGATAAGAGATAAAATAGAAGAAACCAATTTGAATAAATATGGGTGTAAGAATGTTTTCCAAAGTGATATTATTAAAAATAAAATAAAAGAAACAAACTTAAAAAAATACGGAGTTGAATATTCTGGTCAATCTGAAAACAACAAGAAAAAATCAAAGAAAACTTGTTTGTCTAAATATGGAGTGGAACATCATTTGAAAAATAAAACAATATTAAAAAAACAACACAATACAAATATGGAGAGGTATGGGACAATAACTTCTTCTAGGAATGATAAAATAAAAGAAAAAATATCAATAGGAATTAAAAATTTCTATATGAAAAATTCTAATAAGTTTTATGAAAATTTAACAGGAATAAGTGGGAATACAATAGAAATATTTTGTGAAAAATGTAAAAAAACATTTAAAGTAAAAAAACATTTTTATCATGGTCGAAAACATATAAACGCAGAACAGTGTATATTTTGTAATCCTTTGAATAATTTAGAATCATCGTATGAAAATAATATTAAGGAATTTATCAATGATAATTATGATAATGTTATTATTTTTAATGATAGGAAAGAAATAAACTTAGAATTGGATATTTATTTGCCAGATTTAAAATTAGCGTTTGAATTTAATGGATTATATTGGCACTCAGAACTATTTAAATCAAATAATTATCACTTACAAAAGACCGAATTATGTGAAGAAAATGGAATACAATTAATTCATATTTATGAGGATGATTGGATTTATAAAAATGATATTGTTAAATCAATGATATTAAATAAGTTGGGGAAAACCGAAAATAAAATAGACTTTAACAAATGTGAAATTAGTGAAATAACAGATAATAAATTAGTGAAAGAGTTTTTAGAGGAAAATCATATTCAAGGATTTATTGGAAGTAAAGTTAAATTGGGTCTTTTTTATAATGATGATTTAGTTAGCTTAATGACTTTTGGGAAAAGAAAAATGGAATATGAGTTATTGAGGTTTTGTAATAAACTAAATACGAATGTGATTGAATCGGAAAATAAATTATTAAAGTACTTCATTGAAAATTATAAACCAATAATGATTACAATATATGTGGATAGATCGTGGAGTACAGGGGATTTATATAAAAAATTAGGATTTGAATATGAAGGAAAGACAAAACCTAGTTTTTATTATATTGTTGATAAAAAAAAATATAAAAATAAAAGCAAATTAGAAAAAAAGATATACAGAATATATGATTCTGGAAATCTGAAGTTTATCTACTAATTTTGAACCACGCAACCTTACTTTCTTCTTTAACTAGAGTTTCAACTTTTTCCATCATCGCTTGACCTTCTGAAATCACATCAGACGCATTATATTGAAAATTTCCAGGTAATGAAAAGTTAAATCTACCAATCAATTCTCCCATTCTTTTTCTTGACATACCAATAACATATTCTTTAAATAATTGTAAATCAAATAGTTCTTCTTGTTGAATTCTACACCAACATTCTAATACCATTGGTCTTTCTATTTGTCCAAGTAAATTCAGTCTTTTACTAACTGGGTTATAATTGTATTTCATTCTTTCTAGTGAGAGTTTATTCAACTCATCGGAAAACGCACTTATAACGGAACGATAAACACCCAAATCACCAGCGGTTGTTACAAATGAAGTAAGGAAGGGTTGATTAGTGACACCGAGATTAATAGATAGATATGGCGCTTGTATACCAATATTCCACATATGAGGTCTGTCTATGGATTTTATTTCAACAACCGCTTCTATTTCTTCTGGTAACACAAGATATTTATATTGTGTATATTGTTCGGTTGTTAAGAAATCTAGTGGTAAATAATAATATATTTTTTGTAACGCGAACTGATAGTTTTTATAAAACCATTCTAACGCGAGTTCCTTTATAAGCCGTTTTATTTCAATATCGGGTAATGTTTTTGGTAACATACCTGATATTGTTAAATCTTGTTGTACTATATCTATTAATTGTTCTATTGTTGTTGATCCACCGTACATAAATATTATTGTTTTTCTTTATATATTAAAAAAACAATATCAAAATATTACTATATACCATAGTACATTGTTACCAAAAAAGTCAGAAACGATATGTTAAAGGAAATAATAGAAAGAAAGAAAAATAATATAGGATCATTGACTTTATTTATTAGTAAAAGAAGTGATTTATTAGAAGAATTAAATGATAAATTCAAGAATAATGATTTAACAATTCCACAGAAGTTATGGTATTTTATGAATGATGATTTTGAATTAAAATTATGTGAATGTGGAAAATTGAAAAAATGGAAATCATTTAAGTATGGATGGAAAGAAACTTGTGGCAATATGGATTGTGTGATTAAAAAAAGAAAAAAAACAAACTTAGAAAAGTATGGTGTTGATAATCCAATGAAAAATGATGATATTATTGATAAAGTAAAAAAAACAAATCTAGATAAATATGGTGAAACATCTCCATCAAAAAATATTGATGTAAGAAACAAGATAAGTATTAATTATAATAAAAAATCAGAAGATGAAAAACAACATATTATAAATAAAAGAGTTAAAACATGGAATAATAAAACAGATGAAGAAAAAGAAAAAGTAAAAATAAAAAAAAAGAAATCTTATAATAATCTAGATCAAGATAAAATTATAGAAAAAAGAAAAAAAACAAATTTAGAAAAGTATGGATTTGAATATACTGTAACGACACCAAAAATAAAGAAAAAGATTTTATCCACTTTAAAACATAGATATGGTGTGAATTCTACCCCATTTGAAAATATTGAAATAAGAAAGTCCGCTTCTATTTCTTATATGAATAGACATATTGAAAATATTAAAAACGGATTGTTAAAATTTCAGTGTAAATACATTTCTCATTATGATAAAGGTATTGGTAATTTAGAATATGAAATTTTATGTGAAAGAACAAATAAAATATTTAAAATAGGATATTCAAATCTGAGAATCAGACTTTTACAAAATCTAGAAATTTCTCCATTTTTTTATAAACAACATGGTATATCAGAAATGGAAAAAGATTTATATAAATTTATTTGTGATAATAATATTAAAATTGAAAAAAATAATAATATTATAACCCCATATGAATTGGATATTTACATACCTGAACTAAAATTAGCATTTGAATTTAATGGTGTTTATTGGCATAATGAATTATATAAAGATAAAAATTATCATTTAGAAAAAACAGAATTGTGTGAAAAAAATGGAGTACAACTCATTCATATTTATGAAGACGATTGGGTATATAAAAATGATATTGTTAAGTCAATGATATTAAATAAGTTAGGAAAAACACCCGAAAAAATATACGGAAGAAAATGTGAAATTCGTGAAATAATTGATAATAAATTAGTTAAAGATTTTTTAGAAAAAAATCATATTCAGGGATTTATCGGAAGTAAAGTAAAAATAGGATTATTTTATGAAAATGAATTGGTTAGTTTAATGACTTTTGGAAAAAGAAGAATTTCAATGGGAAAAAAGAATACAAGAGAAGGAGAATATGAATTGTTAAGATTTTGTTCAAAGTTAAATACGAATGTTATTGGTGGTGCACAAAAATTATTTAAATATTTTGTGAATAATTATAAAGTTAACGAAATTACAACATACGCAGACAGATCGTGGAGTACAGGAGATTTATATAAAAAATTAGGATTTGAATATAAAGGAAAGACACAACCAAATTATTATTATGTTATTGATGGGTTGAGACATCATAGATTTAATTATCGTAAAGATAAATTAATCAAAGATGGGTTTGATAAGAATAAAACAGAACACGAGATTATGATTGAAAGAGGAATTTATAGAATTTATGATAGTGGGAATTTAAAATTTATTTTTTTAATCTAATTTATCTAATATTTCATCTACTTTTGTTAAAATTACATTAACAACATCAAGGATTTTATTCTCAGTAAACAATCCTTCATTCATTGGTTCATTTTCTTCTTCTTCCTTTTTCCATTTCTTTTTATACTCAGGTTCTTCTTTCATTCTTTTCTTGTGTAATTGGTCTAGTTTATTTAATTTCATCGTGGTTTCTGCGGAATACCCACCTTTTTCTTTTAAAATATCCAATCCAACATCTGTTCTTTTGGTTTTCTTTTGAATTTCAGGTTTCCAACTTTTGTCAAAATCACTGAATTTTATTATGTTTTCCATATTTTTAAATTATTTTTTACAATCACATTCCTTATCTTCTTTACCCTTTTTCTTTTTATTTATTATATCCATAAATTTTTTTCTAGCCGCTAATTGTTTCGGAGAAGCTTTTTTCTTCTCGTTTATGAAACTTCCAAATTTTAATAATTTTTCCATTTTTTTTTTAATTATTTTTTTTAATATAAATCAATTAATATAGTCTCTAATTTATCTAAATCTTTTTTTGTTTTTATATTATTTCTATCTAATATTTCTCTAAATTCTTTTTCAGTTGTTTCGGTTACTTTACCATTGTTGTAATGGAATATACTAACACCACTTGAAAATCCAAATAATAAGACCACTACAATTTTATCACCACTTATTTTGGCTTTTTTTATACATAATTTACCAATTTCAAGTTCACTAATATCTAACATAACAGCAGATGTATCGGCTTTTATCAAAACTATATTTTCATCGTTATGAATGGGTTCTTGTTCTTCCCAATCTTCTTTAAAATCAATTTCTTCAAATAATTTTAAGTGTTTCATAATTTATATGTTTTTTATACATATTTCAACTTATTTAACCCATAATAATAATCGACAATTCTGCACTTGAGCACTCCCATTGTTTGTGCATTCCATGATGTGGTCGCGTTTGGTCTTTCTAATAACGCGGTTACCCAAATTATATCACCTCTTTTTACTTGTTTCAATAATAAATCTGTATTAAAAACAGGAGCTCCTGGAACTTTTTCACTTAATTGATTTTCAATTTTCTGTATTTCTTTATCATCTGTAATAACACCAGTAACCTGAACAACATTTATTGGTCCTTTAACTTTCTCATAATCACCATTTTCCAATTTTCGTATTATGGTTATATCATCAGATAATGGTGGTTGTCCCTGTTTATCTTTGAACTTCTCAAAGTCGGTTGTTATTTTATTTTGTTTATTCATATCCTAAATTTTTTGCTGTATTTTTATATATATTAAATAATTGTTCTGACATTTTGAATCTTTTTTTATTCACATCTAAAGATTTATAAATATTTCCATCTTCATGTCTTTCTGTCGCCGATTTCCAGTCAAAAAACATTTCAACAATATCAAATAAATCCATATCATCTATTCCATTTTTATGATGTTCTGGGTGATGCCTATTATTGCCATAATGATTATCAAGTGCTACTTTTAATCTATCTAAGGAATTTTTGTATTCATCTGTTCCATAAGTTAATGATTTTAATAATGGAGTTTCTCTATCAAATGATGGTTTTTCTATGTCACCTAATTTTGATTTGTCATGTTCTTTACCTCTTTCTATCAATATGTTGGCCGCCATACTCAATAATTCACCAACTCTATCTATGTGATTTTGAGTATCTTGTCTACTGTCATACGATTCATTTAGAAATTTTGAAAATTTTTCCATATTAAAATTCCTTTTTTATTATATGATAAAACGGAGTAGAATTATAATCACCATCTGATTCATCTGGTACCACTTCGTCATATTTATAAATTTTTGGTCGTCTCTCTACTGGAAATGGTTTAGCTTTTTTTGTAGCGTACTCCAACGCTTCTTGTTCTGATAAAAAACAGTCACCATAACTATTAACTAGATAACCATCACCTTCCCAAAAATATTCCAAAACTATATATACAGTTTTTATATCTGTTTCCTCATATTCCCAAGGTTCATTATCAAAATCTAATTCTTCAAATAGTTTTATTTTCATATTTTAAAATGGCCTCGCTCTCCTTATTTTTTTTGGTGCAAATCTAGAATCTTCCTTATAAGAAACGAACCATACTCTTAATACATCTTTTTTTGGTATTAAAACAAATGAGTCATCTGGTCCATCTAGATCTTGTTGATATATTTCAGATAAATCATCATATTCACCAGACATATCGTGACCATCTATACACCAATATTTACCTCTATCAAATTCTGGTATTTCCGTTAAAGGATTTCTATTTTTGTAACTATAGAACCGTATTTCGGATACATCTTTGGTTTGCATATACCACAACCCTCTTTCATTTTCATCCTTATTTGGGTCTTCATCTTCCCAATCAAATTCATCAACGTCTATTTCTTCAAATAATTTTATATATTTCATAGTCTATTATTATTTTTTTATTTTCATTGTCTTATTGGTTTATTACATTTCAAACATTCTAATCTATTCAAATCGGGGTTTGGGATAATACAATTACAATATTTATCATCATCTGGTGTTGTATAATACCCTAGAAACTCTATCCAGATCGCTTCATCTTTATGACACCACCTATGGTCAAAATCACACCAAACCGCTTCACTCTTTTTTATATAATTACCTTTATAATCTTTAACAACATTATCCATATCATCTTCCTCCTCCTCTTCATCTTCCCACTCAAAATCATCAAAGTCAATATTTTCTTTTAAAACTAATCCTTGATTTTTTAAATATTTTTTATATTCACTTACTACTTTTTCTAACAATTTTTTATTGTTAAAGTCCTTATTATCAACATTATACACTAACTTTTCATTTATATGTATTTTTATATTTTTATTTTTACTACTATATTCTCCTTCTATAACATCTTTATTAGTCATTAAAATATTTATATATGTTGTTTTGTGACTTATTTCAGATTTATCAAAATATCCATCAATAGATTTTATCCTGAGACTACTCTTATTTCTTTTTTGAATAATCATAGATAAATTATCCATCAAATAATTCTTATTGTCATCAGATATATTAATATTTATATTAATATCCGATAAATCTAATTTTTCAAATATTCTTAATTTTGTTATCATATTATTCTATAAAATTTCCAGGAATTCGTGGATCATATTCTCGTCTCTTTCTTTTCAATTCTTCAAGTCTAGTCTGAAATTCTGATTTTTTAAATTTCTTAAAAATCTTAACCCTTCAAAATTATTTATATCAAAATAACCCCAATTATCAATACCTGGATCATTATAAACTCTACTGCCTCTCGCGATACCATAACGAACTTCTTCTGGTTGTTGCATATAAATGTATCCTTGGTCAATTATTGTAACTAATTGTTCGGGTGTCATATATTTTATGTATTCTCTAGTAACACGGCATTTTTTCAACAGTGCATTCCAATTGGTTTTTAATATATCAATAAATACATCTCTATTTTCAACTGGTATAATACTTGTACCACCTCTTTTTGGTTGATATACATCTTTATACGCGACATATTTTTTTGTATATTTACCAATAGTTCTAACAAATTCTTCATCATTATCAAAATGTAGTTCACCAATCTCACGATTATGATATTTACCTTTACCACATAAGAATATAGTATCAAGGGATAAAACATAATAAACCTGTTCTTCATCAATATCTATTTTATCATCAACTATTTCTTCCCACTCATCCCTATCATATTCTTCATCTTCTATTGGTTCATCAACCATTTGGTTAATTCTTTCTTTTATCCTTTCATCGGTTATTAATTCCTTTATTTTTTTCATACTATAAGATTTAATATTATCTAAATCCATTTCTCTTAACTCATAGTTGTCAAATATTTTGTCTATCATTTCATAATCTTGTTGTTTAGCGTATTTCTTAACTTTTGTCTTAAAATATTCTATAACACTTTCTTTTGTGAAACCATTTGGAAATTTTTTATTCAATCTTTTTTTACATCTTTTTAACAATTTTTCTATTTTTGGGTTATGTGTATCAAATCCTTCCAATTCCTCTACTCTCAATCCTAAATTATAAAATATATCCATAGCGTTTTGAATTCCCCTAGTAAACAATCTCCAATCCTTACCAATGAATTTTTTATAAAGCATATGTATTAACGCCCCAGGAATAAATAAAATCGTCCCAATAAAAATAACCGCGACAATAACTCCAATCATTGTCCATTGTCTAACTTGTCTGAGCGATAATTCCTCATTTAATCTATCTAGATAAATTTCTATATCAAATTTATCTTCATTTATAAATTCTCCATATGTTTTCATATTTAATTATTTTTTATTGTATATATAAAAAAACAAAACTTAATTTTTAATACCATATATAAAAAGAAAAAAATATATTATGCCAAAATCAAAACAAAGAAAGAATCACAAAAAGAAACTAGCTCAATTTAAAAATAAACAACAACAACAGAGAAATCAATTCCGTAAAGCGTATATGGAAACGATGAACAATAAGAGAATGGAACATTTAGATGGTGAGTTAGAGAAACAAAGAGAAACAGAAGAAAATATTATCAACACTGAAGAAATGGGATTGGATTTTGATGATGATTTGAAGATTGATGATATTGATATTGAGTCTATGGGAACATCTGGTTCTGATGGTGTAATGTCAGATACTTTTCGTCAGGTCTGATAGTTTCAGGATACATTTAATAAAAGAGGGTCTTACGACCCTTTTTTATTTTGATGGCTCTTGTTTCTGTGGTGGCTGTTGAATTTCATATCCACCAACCTCAATATCCTTTTTCTTTTTCATACCTTTCTTCTTTTTAGAGGTTTCTGATTCCTCATCACTAAATTGAGTATATACATCAGGCCACAATCTTCCACCTTTGTCAATATTGAAATCTAAGTCAAAGAAATCATCAAAATTTAAAACATCCGCTTTTTTCAAACGATATTCTCTATTTATATTGAGAACCAAATCTATTTTTTCTAATAACTTATCAACCATTTCATTAAATAGCTCTATTGTTCTTTCTGTGAATATACCAATTGGTTTTTTTCTTTTCTTTTGAAAAGACCCAAGAATAACTTTGAAAATATACTCTATTTTTTGGTCACTTTTTATATATTCTATAGTTTTCTTATTATCGAGAAGTTCTATATTTATTTTAAATTTATCTTCCTTAAAAAATTCTGGAATATGAAAATCCCATTTGATTAAATCATCATAAACATCATCCATATAATTATTGAATGTTTTACATATAAGCTCAATATATAGTTCATCTCTAGTATATTTCATAAGTTTATATTTATTAATATCTTCTAATTGACAGAATTCCAAGAAATTAATTAATATTAAACTATAAATTTCAACATATTCAGTATTATTATTTAATGATAATTTTTTATGTATTGGATTTAATATTTCAAATGAATATTCTTCATTCCAGTCAATTTTAATAATTATTTTTTCTAAATTATCATTAAACTCCTCTTCATCCATTAAAAATGAATTTGATATATTAGGATTTAGAATTGAATAAAAGAATTTCGCGAAATTTGATTCACCAAAAACATAATCCAAGTCTTTTTCAGATGTGTTTAAAAATAAATTTATTATTTCTATTTGTTTTGAATTTAATTTACCCCTAAATAACACAGGTAAAAGATCAACATCAAATAAATTTGAAAATTCTACTAATTCATCATAATTGTATATATGTTTTGTGCCTTTTAATATACAAGTTAGAATTAATGAATTTTTAGGAGTTCTCTTGTATTTTATGCCAGCTGGTTGATTATCAGGAAAATACTCAAATACAAACCACCAAGTTGTGTTTATTAAATCAGTCACATAATTCGGGAGTGAATTTAGGTATATAAACGCTTGATTATAAAACATTTGTACAGTTAAATCTACAAAATTAAGTTCATCATTTTTTATTGATTTCGGTTTGATAACAAATTTATTACCATCAAACTTTGCATATATTTGTGCTCCTTGTATATCTTCATATATAATAAGGTCTTTATCTTTTATTGTGTCTATGAATCCACTTGAATTTTCAACACTATTTAATTTTACTACTTTAGTCATAATTACATTTTTCGTTTTTTAATATAATTTAAAAATATATATAAAAATATTAATACCCATTTTTATCTATTTATAGATATGTTTGTACCAAAAGATTAATTTATTATGAAATACATTAAATTATTTGAAGAAATAGATTTTGATGATTGGGAATGGGAAGAAGAAGATCCAAAACCATCAATAATATATAAAGTAGGGAGTATTGTTCCAATAACTCATTTTATCGGCAAAACATTTACAGAAATAAACAATGATGAATATATTGTTTCATTTAAAACCAATGATGGTGAGGTGTATGAAATGGATCACGAACAAGATTGTAGTGAAGATGTTAGAGTTGATGATATAGTTGGTGATTTAGATGATTTAATTGGTTCACCAATTCTTAAAGCTTCAGAGGATACAAATAGAGATACTCAAAAGGATTATAAAGATGATGATTATGGGGATGAAAGTTTTACATGGACATTTTATAACTTAGCTACAATTAAAGGTTATGTGACAATAAGATGGTATGGATCATCAAATGGTTATTATTCAGAATCTGTGGATATTATAAGGATAAAATAAAAAAAGGGGAGATTTTCTCCCCTTTTTTATTCTCATTGTTTTTATTTATTCGTCCTCTTCAACACTCCAGGGTGACTCGTCTTCAACAATTGGTTTAGTTATAGTATCAGATTTTGATATTGTGTCATTATCCAACGCTACAACCATTGGAATATTCCATCCCCTATTGTTTATAGGGACATCTAATCCTAGTTTACCTAACTTGTCCATTCCCAATAACATTTGATTAACATTAATCATTCCATATGGGTCATTATTTTCACCATTCTCACCACCTGTATTGTAGTAAAGTGGTGTATTCCACGCTTGTGCTGGCAGATCTTTCATATTTCTCATCATTTCAATCTTAAATGTATTTTCAACACCAAGAATATCTCTTTGAGCCGCCTGACCCTTAGCTTCTTCAATCATACGAAGTTTAGTACCCTGACCTTTCAGATATTCCGCTTCTTTGTATTCCGCTGCCGCCATTTTCTCAATTTTAGCTTTAACAAGTGTACCTTGTTGTTCAGCTTCTTCACGAGATTTTTCAGTTTTAATTTTTTCAGCGTACGCACGTTGTTCTTGTTTGTAAGTAGATTCCATCTTATTCGCCAATTGTTTACGTCTATCAGGAACAAGAAGTTCTGGTTTAATATACACTTCATTCATTTTGAATTCTTTGATAGTTAACCTAGTTCCAGTACTACCTTCTTTAAGTCTAGTATCAATTTCATTTTCAATTTTACTTCTTTCCCAAACAAATGTTGGAGCTTCGCGTTTTTCAGCGATATTTCTAATAACCGAACGAATGAGTGGAGTTGTGATTTTATTTTCTAGTTCATCCAATCCACCAACACTCGCGATAATATAAGGTGCATCCTCTGGTTGAACCTGAACAAGAATTCTACCATCTACATAAATTTCCCAACTATCTTTCGAAATAGCACGAATAGCACCATCTGCTGACTCACTTGGAATTTCTTTAAAAATTGGTTTAGATACAACCTGTGATATTTTACCATCTTCACCTATTGATAAGTCTACTGAATACCAATCATATCCACCTTTATACGCCCATGTTTGAATTCTAGTATCAATGAGTTTTACCTCATAAGCACCTTTGTTTACGTCTGGGTGACGATTCAGATAATACATTCCAGGTTTTAATGTTTCTTTCCAAACACCCATAAATCCTCTATCAACAACTGGTGTTGCGAGTTGGTTTCCAGACGCCTCAATTTGAATATCTGTTGGAACTAATCCAACTCTAGAAATAATAACTCCAACATGACCATCTGGTACACGAGTCGCTTCAACTATCTCTACATCAAACATATAAGTATTAATTTTATGTTCACCAGGTTTAAGAACATTTAATTGTGGGCCTTTATAACCATTATTATTTAAAAATGATTTTACATCCAACATTGATCTTTCAATACTATCTCGTTTATTTTCCATATCTGGTGTTACCCAGTCTGGTGCGATAAATAAATCTTTTCCAAGTGGACGACCATCGACCGCTGTTAAAAGACCTACCTGACCTTCTTCAATTTTTACATATGGAACTTGTTCGAGATCATTGATAATTCGAATAAATGGGCTGAAAATGAACCCCTCTTGTAAAAGTCGCCCTTGACGACCTCTTTCACCATTGACCGCGATAACACGATCCCCTTTTAGTTCACTACCATACTTTTTAGTAAGATGGAGTGTGTGTTTTGTTTTAACAACAACAATACTAGTTAGTAGTACACCGAGTAATATTAAAAGAGAACCTAGTATAATACCAGTTTTCTTGATTGTCGCGGGCGGTGTTCCCCACCCCCTAAACCAACCTTTCTTGTAACCAAAGTATCCACCGATACTCATAATTAGACCAAGAATAATAAAAAATAACCACATAATTAACCTCCGTTTTTAATTGTTTGTTTTTAATTTACTTACCAGAAACTCTTCTGGATTTTTCTTAACCGATATAAAAAATTTTATATCGTTACTAGATATAATATTTATATCTTGTTGTATTATATTTTTTAATAAGTCTTCCATTTTACCTATTGTTTTTATACCATCTATAATCAAATGTGTTTTAAACTTGTTTTTAACACAATCTAACGCGGTGTATTTAACAGGATAATCTCCTGGTAATCCACACAAAAACACATCTGTTATATCATTTTCTTTTAATACTGTCAAAATATTTTTATCATCTTTTTTGGCGAGTAATCCACTAAATCCATCACTATAACTTCTTATAAAGATTGGAAATTTATCACCAATTTTTTCATCAATCTTAATTCCTTCATCATCAATACAATATGAATTTGTATCAGATATTTTAATATCCTCTGTTTTTGGTTTTCCCTCTATCTTATTGTGATTTATAATTGAAAATACAAAATCAAATTCTGGTGTAATATTTAAAATTCTTTTTACAATAGAACCTGAATATGGTATTGACAATTTACCATCAATAAAATCTTTTTGAGTGTCTATTATCAATAAAGCGGTCTTCATCTGAGTATTTTATTAATTGATGTATAAGTAATATGAAAACTAAAAATGGTAAACATACCATCCAATTTTCTAGAAAAAACAATATTACAAATCCTATTGAACCAAATATGTAGGAAGAATAAACAATAATCAACACAAAAGTTAATAAACATAAAACCATTAGAAAATATTCCTTTAATCCAAAAAATCTATGTTCTGTGCTTCTATTACGATCTTTTCGTTTACGCATTGAATTTTCCATTGATACAAACTTAGTAAAAAGTTTTTTATATAAAAAACTTTTTTAACCTTTTCTATGGATTACTTTTCTTCTATTCATATTATTCACAAATCCGTCACATAATTCTTCTATTTCTTTATGTTTAAGATGTGGATATTCTATTCTGAAAGAATTGTACATATCAATTTTCATTAGCTCTTTGTATATTGATATTTGGTCAGATAATCTTAATTCATCTAAATATTTAGAAACAATATTACCATTTCTAGATCTTATATCCACAACAACACCATCATAAAGAGTCATACTGATTATAAAATATTCACCTCTGTCAATATTTAATTTTATATAAAAACTGGGGTCATACAAATATAAATCATATTCTACTTTTGTAGTTAATTCATATATGTTTTTTAGTAATTCTTTTTTAGTCATTTATGAATAATTTACATAAATATAATAATTATTTATGTAAAAATAAAAAAAATCATATAAAAAATGGGTGTGAGATTTAATCTCACACCCATTTGATTTCAAATGTCTTATTTTATTATAAAACAATAAAAGCAGAACCAAATAAACCAAGAACAAAATTAAGTATAACAATAAACGCTATTACTATAACTATTACTCTTAGAATTTTGACTATAGGAGGTGGTGGATTAATATAAGTGATTAACCACCACAAAAACCATAATACTAAACAAATAATAGCAACATATAGAAGAAACCATAGAAGTGATCCTATAGTCACAGATAATACTACTGTTGTAAGAACTGACGCTTGTGCGACCGAAAATAACACCATCAACATAGTGAGGACTGATTTTGATATATTTTTTTATTTCATAAAAAAACGGGTATTGGAAAATTCCAATACCCGTTAAATTAATTGATTAAGCGTAACCAGCCTCCTGTTTTATCACATCATTTATCTATCATCCTCTACCTTGGAATTATTGTGTCGCTCACCCACTATCCTGTTTTGAGTTTAACCCTAAGTTGTACGAACGATTGGTTAGATCTCCAACTTTAAGCGATGGTTGGCTGAGTTTCCTCACATTCTTATTTAAAGAGTAGTGCGATGTGTCCTCTTACCAATTAATAATCTACAAAGATACGAAAATCTTTTTAATTTTCAAAATAATTTATTATGTTTTTTATCTCGTAACTCATTGAAAGTCATTTTCATGTCAAGGTGCTTTTCAATATCAATTCCCAATCCATCACATAAATCACCTAATCTTATAAAAACATCTGATATTTCATCTTCAAATGTGTCTTTTATGAGATGAACAAATCTCATTTGAAATAATTTTGGATTTTCTTTTGATTGTTTATATAATTCATCCATTATATCATTATCAATTCGTGTCAATTTATCATTTCTTAACGCTTCGATACACTCTCCGATTTCTGACACTATTAATAATAATTTTTGATTGATAAATGAGTACTTAAAGATTTTAACTTCATCTTCTGAAAATTCACATTTTTTCATTTTTTCTAGTATTCTAGTGTAATCTTCCCAAAATCCTTTTTCTATTGCGATAATATGTGACTTTGTTTTTAACTCATTGATTGTCATTATTTGTCCCCTTCGTTTAATTTAACTCCATATTTATTTCTAACTGATTCTAATTCGTATAATAGTCTTAAAATTTTTATGTTTTCTATACCACTATAATCATCCCTTATCTCTCTTTTTAATGTTACAGGTATGTCTTCAAATAAATCATCAATATCAAGTTTAGAAAAATCTATTTTTTCTATTCTATCAATGAAATTACAAACTTTTTTAAATTCTTTCTTAGTTATTTTCATATGTTTTTATAAATATAAACAATTAAAAAGTTTATGAAAAATTTTTATTTTAATCAAAAAATTCGTATCTTTGTATTATAAAATTATATAATAAAAATAAAAAAATGGCAAAGCAAAATGATTTAAAAATTACTACATATAATAATGGTATTAGTTATAATATTGAAAAATTTTATAGGTGTGGAAAATATATGAATATATGGGGTACAGAAGTTTCTGATATAGATAGTTATGATGATGCTGTAAGACTATTGATAGCCTATCAGTTTGCGGTAGGTCATTACTGCCCAAACCATAAATGAATAAACATTTAAAAATTTATATATATGTATGAAGATTATGAATTAGAAAACAGAATGACTGAGTATGGAATTATTGAAGGAGGATGTTATTTTTTCGATGAAATTCTTGAATTTGAATTAATTATTACAAATGAGTTACCATTTTAATTTTAAAATTATGTCATTAACAAAGAGATTTTTAGAAGAAGTTACATTATCATCTGATTATCAATATGATGCGGAATATATGGAATATTTGAAATCTATTGAAGATGAGAAATTTCACAAAATGATGAACGTCACATTCAGATTAGTTGAAGTTTCAGACGAAAAAATGGAAGAAATGTATGGGATTAAGTAAAGATGATTTAAAAAAATTATTACCAACGAAAAAGGAAATAAATGAGGAATTTCCAATATTTGGTGGTGATGATCAAGTGAATTATCAAACTGGGTGTCGTTGTGGTGTTCGCTGGGTTATTTCAGAAATAAAAAGACGAATTGAAAATTTAGAAAAACTTTCAGATTGAGAGTTTTTTTTTAAACTTTTTTTTATTACATAATTATTAATATTATGAGAATTTTATCAATAGGAGATATACATGGTAATAACATATGGAAAGAATATGTTAAAGACATTGATAATTATGACAAAATAATTTTTATTGGTGATTACGTAGACTCATTTAATTTTAGTGATGAAAGAATTTTAAAAAATTTAAAAGATTTAATAAAATTTAAAAGAAAAAACAAAGAAAAGGTTATATTATTGTTTGGTAATCACGACTTACAATATATTGAACCACAATTCAGATGTTCTGGATATAGAGAAAGTATGGATGACATTCTATCTGAATTTTTCAAAAAGAGTAAATCACTATTTAGAATTTCTTATCAATATGAAAATTATATTTGGACACATGGTGGAATAGATACTCATTGGTGGATTAATTACGCTGATATTATATTCAAAACTAGATATAAAAAAGAATCTGATTTGGGTGTTAGTGATAAAATAAATCTTCTGTTTAAAAAGAAAGAATGGGCTCTTAAAATGGTCTCCGCGTACAGAGGTGGAATAAGTAAGGTTAGTAGTCCACTTTGGTGTGATAGAAGAGAAATAAAACCATTAGAGAATTATCATCAGATAGTTGGTCATTCACCTGTTAGAGATATTACTAAATTAGAAATAAATAAAGACACATCTGTAACATTTATAGATTGTTTAGAATTTGAGAGTAAATTAAAAATGGAAAAAGTGTATGTACTTGATTTAGATTAATTCTTAATTGGGGAAGTTCCATATTTCCAATATTTTCCAGTATATTCATCATAAAATCCACCATTTTTCTTAAACTCTTTCTTGCTAATTGGAATTTCTGGATAATCCCCTAAAGTTAATTCTTTTTCCTCTTCCTCTTCCTCTTCAAAATTATCATTTATTTTCTTATATCTTTCTTTTACTAATTTTGGTTTCTTATTTTTCTTTTTTTCTGAGTACATTTTTCCAAGTTCACCAATTGATTTTTCTTCTAGTTCTTTTTCTGGTACACCAAGAGCGATTAATCTTCCAATATAATAATCTTTAGATTTTTCATATCTTTCTTTTTTATCACCATCACTTTTTCTATACATATATTCTTCTTTAACATCATCATCATCAAAATCGAAATCAAAAGTTTCTAGTTGTAGTGGTGGCATTTCAGGCAGTCTTACTCTAGGTTTTGGTGGAATATAATCTAACTCAATATCTTTAGATTTACATTTCGGACATCTATATTTCATAAATGGCCTAGAAAATTCTTCAAATTCTAAACCAACATATCCACAATTATTACGATCGTATTTTTTTACTATAACACCTTCACTAACTTCCTCAAAATCAATATCTGTATTAAATTCAGTAAAATTAAATACTTCTGATACTTTATTTAAATATTCAAAAATATCTTTTTGATTAATTTTTTCTAATAATGATGGGCCAATTGGTACACGAAGAGACGCTGCGATACGACTAGGCATTTGTTGATGTTTTACTAATTGTACCTTATCTATGGTTACTTTATATTTCTTTATAAATTTCCCATCATTTGAGTACGCTTTTATAATTTGTTTACCTTTGCCAATTTCATTTTCATTTATCAAAAATATTCTAATACTAGTGGTTAAAAATGATTTTGGTAGATTTTCTGAAAACAATACAAAAACTCCATCAAATGGGTCAGCTTTTTCAAATTGTGGATTTCTTTTGTCTAATATATCTTGAGTATCAGTTCCTTCCATACCCATATAAACCGACTTGAATTTAGCGTTCGGAGTCATTATATAAACAATATCATAAACATCATATCCTCTGTTTGTGTATGGTGGTAGTTTTCTAAATTTTCCAGCAGCAGAACCTTTTTCTTTATCCATAACATCCTGAATTTTAGGTATTTCTGGAGTTGTTTTAGTTAGTTCTGGATGACGGAATTTTACAATCTTACCACCTTCTGGTTTTTGACTTAATTGTTTTAATTTGTTTACTCTATTTACATCTTCTTCATTATTTTGATTTAGATAATACCATTTTTTATCAAATTCAATTCTTTTTATTCCATTATTAAATAATTCTTTTTCTATACTTTTTCTAAAATTATTTAATTTCATATATTCTCTGAAATTATCCTTCCTATCAATAGTTTTTAGTCTATAAAGTATTTTCTTTAGTTTACCTTTTTCATCTTTTATACTCTTCTCTTCATTTACTTTATAAAAATTGGATTCATTTAATCTAAATTTATTTATTTTAATTCCTTTGATTTCCTTATCGGTTTCTAAGTCCATAACATCAACGACACGATAAGTTTCATAGGGTGGTATACCCGCTCTTGTTTCTGTTTTAGAACATATAACAATATCACCGACTTTAATATTTTCATCTTCTGATTCTTCTTCTTCCCAATTCCAGTCATTATCATCAAATTCATTTGATTCATATTTATACTGATCTTCATCATATCGAGATAGTCTTTGTGCTATAATATAATATTTATCCTCATCATAATGATAATCACCATTCTCAACTTCAAAAGATAATCCTTGTTCTATTAAATCATCCAACTCTTTCTGAGTTACAAATATTGAAGGCTTATTACCATTTGAAAAAATTTCTATTTCGTTCATATTTATATCTTTTTTTTACATTATAGCTCCTTTTGGAACGTTAGATTCATTAGTTTTTATTATAACATAATTACTACGTTTTATATCATATGTTCTTGAACAATATTTTATGACTATATTGTACGCTAGTTTAATATTATTATAATCAGTTATTTCTATAATATTTTTTGATGGAATTGTTGAAAATTTTATATTATTTTCTTTTAATTCTTTTATTATTTTATTCATATTATTATCCAACATATCAAATATCCCCACATATGGATTAATACTTTCTGTTATTAATTGATTAAATTTTTTAATTCTATACATATTTTTATTTTTATATTTTTAGGAATTCTCTGTGTATTTTACCAGCGGTTACATCCCAGACTTGAATATTACCATTAACATTACCAGAAACAACATATTTACTATCTTTTGTAAACGATACACTAGTTAAACGAGTAGGAGATAAAAAACTTCTTAATCTGTTACCACCCTTTAAACTCCATATGTGTATTCTACCATCAACCGACGCGACTAATTCACCATCGGGACTTACACTTATATCAATAACAGGTGAACCATGTTTACCAGTTACTTCTGGTAGATTCTCTGGATGAGTATTTTCATCATCGTCAATATTGTAATACTCATTTAATTTTTTGAATTTCATAATTTTTATATATTTTTTACTATTAGTATATATAAAAAATAAAATCTAAAAAATTATATATAATGTTATGATAACAAAATTATATGAATTTTTGGAACTTGATAAAAGTTATGATTATGAGGATATAACAGATGATAATGGAAGGTTTTATACCTTTGGTCAACTAGAATACACATTTAAAGCTGATGATGATGAAACATACTGGGTTCACCTTATGACTCATAAAGAAAGTAATACAATATCTAATATATGTTGGGCTAATTATAAGGATTCTATAAAAACATCTTATATTGATGAAAAAACAAGTAAGACCATAAATATAAATACATTATTCAAAATAATAAATACTGTATTTAAAATTGTTTTTGATGTTATGAAAAAATATGAAATTGGAGAAGCTACAATAGGTTCAAGAAATAAAAGTAAATATAGAGTATATAAACAAGCGATTGAAGAAGAAAAGGATTTTAAAATAATAACAGAATGGAGAGGTACATCCACTTACTGGATGAATTTTGAATATTTAAAAAAAAATGATAGTTGATATGAATACAGAGGACTTTCATCCTCTTTTTCTAATTTTATATCATAATACATTTTTATTTAAAATTGAAAAGTTTATTTATCTTTCAAAACATCAATAAATTTTTGAGGTAGATAAACATTCTCTAGTTCTAACGTGTCCTTAAAGAGTGGTGCGATATCCTTTGGTGAATATTTAGACATCCCACAACCTATTTTTGTTACAAAAAAATTCTTTTCAGGATTATTTTTAGCGAATTCTATAAACTGATCAACATATGGTTTTATTTTATCAATTGGTAATCTATTGATATACATATCTTTTGTTGGTATTCCGTATGTTCTTCCTTGTAATCCAACTCCCTGTCCATGTTTCGCTCCCCATAACAATGCTCGTTTAGCACCACCAATTCTAAAAAAAGGGATTTGGGATTAATGAGGCTGGGTTTTTACTATATACAAATAAAAAATAATTATGGGAGAAATTCTTATAGAAAAAACTAAAAAATTATTTGGATATGATATTAAAGATTTGAAATATGGTAGTGAGAAATTGGTCATATGGAAATGTGAACATTGTGGAATAGAAGTTGAAAAAAAATATAGATATGCTAAAAAAAATAAATTATGTCTAAAATGTTCAAATAAAATTAATGCTAATTCAAACAAAGAAAGAAAATTAGAGAGACTTAGAGAATGGCATAAAACAAACACCCACCCACTTAAAGGAACTACTAGACCAGATCATGTTAAAAAAGCTCTTATAGATTCACATTTAGGTGTACCAATGTTAGAAGAAGTAAAGAGAAAATTAAGTTTAAAAAATTCTGGTAAAGGAAATCCATTTTATGGTAAAAAACATACAAAAGAATCTATAGAAAAAATGAGAAAAATCCAGAAAGAAATTGTAAGAAAAGGAAAAGATTCCAATTTTTATGGAAAATGTTATCATGGAAAAGGAAATTGGTATTATAAAGATAGTATCAAAATTTGGATGAGAAGTTCTTGGGAGATAAAATTCGCTGAATATTTAGATAAAAAAAATATTAAATGGAAATATGAAAGTAAAACATTTCCTATAAAATATAATAATAAAGATGGAACATATACACCAGATTTTTATTTAAATGATAATGATTCATATATAGAAATTAAGGGATTTTGGAGAGATGATGCATTAGAAAAATATACGGCATTTAATAAACAATATGAAAATATAAAAATAGAAATATATGATATTAATAAACTAAAAGAATTAGAAATATTATGATTTTTCTAATATATCAATAAATTTTCTTGGTAGGTAAATATTTTCTAATTCTAACACATCACGGAAAAGTGGAGATATATCTGTTTTTCTATATCCAGTTGTTCCACATCCCATTATATTTATAGCGTGTTCACCATTAATTGGATTTGTTAAGTCCTTGATTTCAAGACTTCTATCCAATTCTTCTTTTGTTAGGTAATAAATTCCAACTCTTTCATAATTTTTTTCCTTTCTTTATTTAAATTTTTTAATCTGTATATTCAGTTCTTTTTCCTAATTTTTCAGCTACATACCGAGTGACAGAATTTATACTATACCCACCAAATAATTCTATAAACTGACTTTTTGGGTTCATTATACAAGAGTTCCCACCATCTGTTAATTTAATAACATCTCCTTTGTAGTCCACACCAAAATAATCTAGAAATTCTAGACATTTTTCTAAAAATTCTTCTTCACTAATTTTTTGTTTCATAATATTTTTTCTTTTTTTAGTCCCAGTTCAATTCTTTAATTTTTTCATTAAAATTTATTGGTTCATAATCATGTAAAACCCCACCGCAATTGTAGTGATTTTTATTTAAAATTGGATATCTGTGTGTATGTCCATGAAAAATATATTCACATTTATGTTTTTCATATTCAATAATTAATTTCTTAATCATATCTATTATCTTGTTATTTGTTAAATATGTTGGTATGTTGTGTATTGGGTAATGACAAAAGAAATATTTATCAATAATATAAAAATCTTGTACATCTTTAAATCCAATGTTTATATACCAATCATCGTCTTTCTTGTCGTGATTTCCACGAATTAATGAAATATTACCATTGAGTCTACTAAATAAAAATTTCCTTACTTCATTTGTTACATTACTTCCAACAAAGAAATCACCCAAATGAACAACAGAATCATCTAGACCAATTCTACTATTCCATTTATTTATTATGTACTCATTCATCTCAAATTCATCCTTAAATGGCAGAGAATCATATTTAATCACATTGTTGTGAAAAAAATGAGTATCTGAGTATAACCATATTTTATTCATTTTATTTAATTTAATTTTAATTTTTCAATTGTTTCTCTTCTTTCTTTCGGAGAATTTCCAATT